TGCAAAAGAAGTAGCTCGCATTTATGAGCTTGGTGCACGTCACCAGCAAAGCGACCTCGCTTCTAAAGCCGTTGCCGAAGGCAAAGGTCTTGACCAATTCCGCGGCGAGCTGCTCGAAGTTATCGGCAACAAGCCTCTGGAAAACACTGAAATCGGTCTGAACGAAAAAGAAGTTCGCCAATTCAGCGTTATGAAAGCAATCCGCGCAATGGCAAACCCTGCCGACGCCAAAGCACAAGCCGAAGCTCGTTTTGAGCTTGAAGCATCTGAAGCCGCACAGCGCGCCACTGGCATGTCTGCTCGCGGTGTAATGTTGCCGGCCGACGTTCTGCGTGGTTGGGCACAGCGTGACATCAACAGCTCCGACGATAGCACTCTGATTGCAGAAGACTATCGCGGCGGTGATTTCATCGACGTTCTGCGCAACGCTTCTAGCGTTATGCAAGCCGGTGCAACCACCCTGCAAGGTCTGCAAGGCAATGTTGTCATTCCGAAGAAAACCGCTGCATCTGCTGCCGGTTGGATTGCCACTGAAGGTGGCGCCGCTTCTGAAACTGAGGCAACATTCGGCTCAGTGACAATGGCTCCAAAAGTAGTTGGCGGCTTCTCGGACATGACGAGAATTATGCTCCAACAGTCATCGCTGGATGTGGAAAACCTCATTCGTAACGACTTGGCCGCTGGCATTGCAACTGCAATCGACCTCGGCGCTCTGCAAGGTTCTGGCTCCTCTGGCCAGCCGACCGGCATCAAAAACACCTCGGGCATTAACAACCCGACTGATTTTGCTGCTGCAAATCCGACCTTTGCTGAAGTTGTTGCAATGGAAACTGCCGTTGCTGAAGACAACGCCCTGCTCGGCTCGCTGGCATACATCTTGCCGGCCAGCATGTATGGCGCTCTGAAAACAGCAACCAAAGACAGCGGCTCAGGCCAGTTTGTTGTTGAGCCTGATGGAAACATCAACGGTTACAACGCAATCGTCTCGAACCAAGTCACCGCTGGCGACCTGTATTTCGGCAACTTTGCTGATTTGCTTGTTGGCTTCTATGGTGGTCTTGATTTGACTGTCGACACGTCTGCTCTGGCCACCTCTGGTGGTTTGAGAGTTATTGCCCTTCAAACGATGGATGTTGCCGTTCGCAGCGCCGTTTCGTTTGCGGTCAACAACGACGGCTCGTAAGCCAAATGATGCGGGGGCGGGCTTCGGCCTGCCCCTAATTCTTTTTTTGAGGTGGAAAAATGTTCTGTAAAATTTTGAAAAACACTGTCGCCGCAGGCAACAACGTCAAGGCTGGCGACGTCGTCGAGCTTGGCGAGTATGAAGCGAATGAGCTGCTGGCTATGGGCCGCGTCATCTTTGTCGATGAGCCTAAGAAGAAAGCCGCGCCTAAGCGCACAACCCGCGTGGTTGAGGATTTGGAAACACCGGAAGGTGAATAATCATGGCTGTTGAGAGCGCTGCCGACCGTGCAATCTTTGTCAGCGCCGATGATTTCGGCGTGACGGCGTCTTATACGCCGACCGGTGGCAGCGCCTCAAACGTCAAAGGTATTTTTGACAATGAATATTTTGAAACAGACGCGGGCGGCGAGGTGGCTTTTGCGCTTCAACAGCCGA